GGCATTTCTCCCAACAGGATATGGCATGGCCACGGCAATCTTCGACAGTTCCCCCAGCGCCAGCCGTGCTGCTTCAATAAGTGTCATGCATTGTTCTCCCTGAGCATCTTCTCTACGTCATACAGCAGATCGAGGTATTCGTAGTCGTATTGATTGATCTGCTCATCGGTTAGATTGACCCACGGGCGCGGGGCGGTGTAGAGCTTCGTGCCAATCTCAATGCCCCTCGCATCGTCCCATGCAACCACAGGCCGCCCGTTTGCCTCCATGCGATAAACGTGCGCCACGGATTTATTGTTCATTTGACCCTCCTTACCGTCACCCACTCGGGCTCTTTGCTCTCCACCACAACCGGCGGCCGCGTTTCGCTGGGCGGCACCCACCCATACCTGCGCCATGTTTTCTGTACATCAGCCCCCGATGTCCATACAAAATCAGGATGCCCAACGGGAATCCACGGATCAGTTCTCTTTGCGTTCATTCCACCCTCCAGCAGCAATATCCGTCCGCAGTCTTGCGAACAGAAAACTTCTTCCCCGTCTTCTTCACATACCTTGCCATAGCCATCCGCACCGTCTGCGGTTTGATGTGCTCAGGAATCAGGAAGCTGTCGCCTACTTCCATCTGCTCAAACGGGTAACTACGCGGCAAAAGCCGCCCCTTTTCAATCTTCACGATACTTTCCTTTCTCCGGTCTCAAACTTCTCCCGGCCATCTGCACTGTTGTGAACAGCAACCATGTGCTCGTAATCAAGCTCCGGCTCGCACCAGCACTCGGCCGTCAACTCATGTCGGCGGATGTCGTCCATCGGAACTACATGAACCACTATGTCTCCCGTCATCGACTCGCCACGAATATTGCGCCATGTCAAATTTGATCTCCCCTCGTAAAAAGGCCACCTGAAGACGCAGCCGGTAGTTCTCTAAAACCAGCTTGCGCCACGCATCAAGGACCAACTTGGTGTCCGGGTCCATCACGGCGCTCCAACTGCTGCATCATGTGGTACAGGCGGGCGTACATGTCGGCCCCGGTATTCCTCATGTACTCCTTCATTTCCATCACCGGAGGCAAAGCCACCTCCGGGACGCAAACCTCCACCAAGCAGCCGCGCTGCTCCATGGTGATCTTCAACACCGCCACCTCCGAGTCGGAGGACTCAGGGGTGTACACAAAAGGCTTTGAATCAGTCATTGAATTTCCTTGTCCAGTGCTCATCAGCATCTTTGTAGAAAGTTAAAAACATGTCCGTTGAAGTGTGGGCAGATATCTGCGCTGCACGGCAGCAACCGGCCGCAAGGCGCGTTGCAACCACCGCAGCAACCTTCTTGTCCACCCCATCTCCAAAGAACAACTCCACGGCCTTCCTGCTCAACACAGCAGCTTGGTCATTTTTCTTTTTTGTCGGGTCTTCCATCATTCCTCCCACCTCAGGTAAGCTTGCTCTTCCAACTCTTCAATCATGTCCATCTTCATCACCGGAGAGATATCAAGCCCCTCGGGCGTGTAAGCATGGACCAGCGTGTATGTGGCCGGGTAGTCAGGCTCGATCTGTAGGCCCGCCTCCCGAAGACCACGGCTCGGGGCCTCGTATTCAAAAAAGCAGGTCAACGTCACACCGAGCAGATCACACTCGTACTCTATCGATGGATAACTCGGATGGTACGGAACTTTACTTTTTGGCACAGTCATAGCATGCTCCAGAAAAATTGTTTGAGGGGCTTAGTGGGTTCCACGGGGCTTTGCTCCTACGTCCAAGATCATCGGATCAAGGTCCGAATAGGCAGAAGCCACGCCCTCGAGCAGGGTCTGCAAAGGCATGCCAGCACCCTTAGCAATCACCGCCACGACCAAGATCGCAGCGAACAAGGCCTCAGTGGGCTGCTCAAACTCGCGAGAGCAGAGGTCAATGAGACGCTTGGCATCGTCAATGATGGGGTCTGGAATTTGAAATGACTTGTCACTCATGTGTAGCTATCCTTTCTGCGTTGATGAATGAAGTAGGAGAGGTAGTCTATCTTACATGGATGTAGTTGGATTAAGCAAAGTGAAGAAAAACATAGGTGGTTTCCCTAGGTGGGAGGGGGCTATATAACGGATCAAGGATCAAGGACCGGGGCCTTATGACTTTTTGGAGATATATATAGAACTTTTAGGGGTCGAGTGTGTTTTTGAAATTTTTTTTGTGGATTTGGGCGTAATAGACGTAATGGCGTAAGAATGCAGTGTTTATGCGGCTTGTAGGACCTTTCGGAGCATTACGGAGGGAGATTCAGTGGAATATTTCAGGGGGGCTCCGCGCGACACTTTCAAAAAAAATAAAATCGTTGTTACCCCCTAAAAGTCCTATAGGAAACCTCTCGAATTGACTTCGCCTTGGAGGACGTTTACACTGCGCAGCAGTTTTTCGGAGGATAGCTGTGTTACGAATTGAACAAGGGATCGAGTTGCCCGTGGCCAGAACCAAGTATCCGTTCGCTGACATGCAGCCGGGGGACAGCATTCGATTCACATCCAAGGAGCAGGCCAACTCTGCACGGGTGGCCTCGATCCGGTTTGTGAAGGTCCACCAGCCCGGCTGGTCTTTTGTCCTGCGCAAGGTCGAAGGCGGCTGGCGGCTGTGGAGGAAGGCCTGATGCCCAAGAAGGATGTCTGGAATGTTGCCCCGGTAACGCCGGACAAGGCCCGCACCCGGATGTCCCGGGAAGTGGCCCCGTTGCGCAAGCAGCGGCGGACCATGAACTCCAAGCAGTGGAAGTTTGTAACCGAACTGGTGAGCGGGGACGGCCGCATCACCATGAAGGAGGCCGCCATCCGGGCGGGGTACAACGAAAAGTCCGCCTCTGTCATGGCCTGGAAGCTGACGAACCCAGAAGAGTACCCGCATGTGGTCGCTGCCATTCAGGAGTACCGGGCCCAGCTGAACTCGAAGTACAACACCTCGTATGAGCGGCACATGCGAGACTTGCAGCTGATCCGAGACAAGGCGCTTGAGGCCGGAGCTTATGCAGCGGCCGTGCAGGCAGAATACCGCCGAGGGCAGGCCCTGGGGACAATCTATGTCGACCGCAAGGAAATCAGGCACGGTACGATTGACTCCATGTCGAAAGAGGAAGTGCAGCGAAAGCTGGACGAACTGCGCAAGCTGTACGGCGGCCCGCCACCGTCCGCCCTGATCGACGCCAGCACGGGAGCAGTGATTGAAAGTGCAGAACGAGATCGGGACCCGGCTTTTGTCTCTCCAGTGGCAGAACCTCCCCCCGACATTTTTGAGCGGGACAATTCGAAAGGCCCGGAAGATGACAGCCCCTGAAGCTGCTTTTGCAACCCGGGTCCGAGAGGGGCTGCTGCCCCTGGGCGTGGATATCGAGCGAATCGAAAACCGGGTAAACCTCGGGGTCTCCGATTGCCTGATGGGAGTCGGTCCGCGCTTTGTCTCGGTCGAACTTAAAGTAGTCGCCCGGGGGCTTCAAGTATCGCTGAGGCCGCATCAGATTGCCTTTTTGACCCGGCATGCTTTGAAGGGTCGTCCCTGCTTTGTCCTGGTTTTTTACAAAGGAACGCTGCTGCGGCCGCCCCGAATCTACCTCTACCATGGGCGCGATGCGGTTGCCCTTGCTGAGCACGGCTTGAAGCTTCCGCCCCTGTTCGATTGGCCGAGTCGGGGCATGCCGTGGCCGGAACTGGTGCAGGCCATGAGTGAGGCCAGCTAGGGTTTTCCCCTATTCACAAAATGTACGCTCAGTGTAAACTGGCGTCCGCCATATCGGCAAACCAAGAAAGGATAGAGTCATGACGCGCCAGCGATTCATTTACTGGGTCCACACGAACCCGCAGCAGCCCTCCCGAATTTTCAAGCGAAAGCGAGACGCGATGCAGTGGGGGCGGGATTCGTTCCTGGGAATTTTTATTGTGGAGCCCATTGTCACCACGAAGGCGGCGGAGAGGATCGAATACATCCGCAAGGCTTTGGGCTATACTGTCACGGCGGCATAGTGCTGCAACCTAAGAAAGGATAGAGTCATGCTTAAAACCGTTCCTGTGTCCGGTAACAGTAAAACCGGCCCGATTGCTGTCACGTATCGCAGCGGCGAGCACGAAACGTATAAAACGTGCCCGAAAACGTGCAAGCTGCATCCCCAGAGTGAGCAGGGCGCAACCCTGATCGACGAAGGGTATCTACAGGCCTTGCTCGAGTCCGTCCCCCGGCAGGGGCTGGCCTGGACTTATTCGCATTTTCCGGCCGCTGCTATTCCGAAGGCCAAGAAAGGCCAGACTGTAATTAATGCGTCCTGCGATACCGTGGCGGATGCTGTGGCGGCGGTAAAAGCCGGCCGTCCTGCCGTGTACGCTGCCCCTAAGCACACTGCCGACAATTGGCCGGCTATCGTTGACGGGGTCCGGTTTTATCGCTGCCCCGCTGAACTGTCCGAGGCTTTTACTTGTGCCCAGTGCGGGAACGGCCGCCCACTGTGCGCAAGGCCTGAACGGTCCGATGTGGTCGTTTTTGTTGCGCACGGCAGCGGGGCTAAAAAAGTCGGGTCCGATGCTGGCGGCGGATGCTATGCGGCGAGCGGCCGTACAGCTATACAGTGGCACGGGATTAAAAAGCAGGCCCCGGCCGATGATGCGCAATCGCTGCGGGCTTTCGCCCGGTCCCTGCCCCCGGGGTCCCTGCTGCGCCACCATGTGGCCGGCGATATCGGGAGGGCGGTTTAATGTTCGTAATCGTCCTGCTGCTGTTCCTGGTGGCATGGTATCTAATCGATAAATTCGGCAATTGGGATTAGATTTGCAATTGAAAAAATCAATTAGACCGGGCCTGATTTAGGCTTAGAATTCACTCAGTCCCGCCGCACGGTGCAGCGGGACACCCTCAAGAAAGGATAGAAAAATGGCTCACATGATCGACACCACCACCGGCCGCGCTGCTATGGCATATCTCGGCCAAACCCCATGGCACGGCCTCGGCCACCAGCTGCAGCCCGGGGCCACAATCGAGGAATGGACCCGGCAGGCCGGGTTAGCCTATACCGTGCTCGAATCCCCGGTTCTGTATCGGACCGAGGCGGCCACCGAGCCCGAGATTTTCAAGGGGCGCAAAGTGCTGCACCGCAGCGATACCGGGGCGGCCTTGTCCGTGGTTTCGGACAGCTACCGGACCGTGCAGCCGGCCGAGGTTATGGGGTTTTTCGGCAAGCTTGCGGACATCGGCGGGTTTGAACTGGAAACCGCCGGGGCCCTGAGTCACGGCCGCCGGGTTTGGGCGCTGGCACGGGTCAACCCCGGCGCTGAGGTTCTGGGCGGCGATATCGTCAAGCCTTATATCCTGCTCGGGACGTCATACGATGGGACCATGGCCACGGTCGCGAAATTCACGGCCGTACGGGTAGTGTGCAATAACACCATCGTCCGGGCCCTGGCCGGCGAGACTACCGGGGAGGTCCGGGTCCTGCACTCTGAGCGATTCGATGCGGACCGGGTCCGGCTCGAGCTGGGCATTGTGGCGGATAACTGGGAGCGATTTTTGATTGAGTCCCGAGCCCTCGCCGGCCGCCCCATGTCGGAGCCCGAGGCGGACGAATTTATAAAGGCCCTGCTTGAGCCCTACCATACCGGCCGACTCGATATCCCTGAGACCAAGGGATACCGCCGCATCATGGATTTGTTCAAGGGCTCGGCTATTGGGTCCGAAATTCCCGGAGTCACGGGTACCCGCTGGGGAATGCTTAACGCAGTGACCGAGATGGTCGACCATGAGCGCGGCCGCCAAGGGTCGACCCGCCTTGAATCGGCATGGTTCGGCACTGGTGCAGCCCTGAAAAATCGGGCTATGGAACTGCTCGCCGCTTAACTTTTGCGGAAAATGGAAAACTGGCCCTGGTTTTCCCTCTGTAAATCCCCGGAAAATGGAAAACTGGCCCGGTTAGATTTGCAGGGGGAAACTTGGCCCCCGGTCCCTGCCGCTCGCCCCGTAAAACGTGGCGCTTGGCGCGTGGTCCGGGGTCCTTGGGCCCCGGACCGTGGCCCGGGAAACCCGGTCCGGCGGCAGCCGGACCGGGTTTCCCCTAGGTTGACGCACGAATTTTGGTGTATAATTCCCGGACCGGGGCGCGGTGCCCCGGATTAAGAAAGGATAGAGATATGGCCCTCAAGCCCGGAGACGTCTCGAATTTCGAGACGATAAAACGCGCCTTCAAGAACAAGGATGTTGCCCTGCTTGAATGCACCGATGCAGTGACCGGCGAATATGTCGCCGTGATTTGCGCGGTCCAAGAGGAAGAGGGGGACAATGTTGCCATGGTCCCTCTGGCCCGCCTGTTCGCGGGTAACCCGTATGCGGAGGTTCTTCCTCCGGAAGTCGAGGAGGCCTGACCATGAAACAATTAATTGAGCGAGACGGCTGGACCTTGGTCCACAAGGGCACCATGTTGCCCGCCTGCACTGGTGACAGTGTCACCAGTTTCAGGGGCGAGCGGGCGGAACTGCGGGGCGGCCATCCGCCCCGACATGAGGCCAGCACTGGCCGGGTCTGGGTTTTCGAGGATGGGGACCGGGAGCGCGGGGAAAACTATGCCCGGGAATATTTCCCCAGCGTTTTTGGCCTCGAGTGGGCCAAGGTCCCAGACCTAGCCCGCTTGGGCTGGGTGGGCGCCTATCAGGGCCCCGGCCCCAATTAAAAAATACAATTGGCCCGAGCCGCTTGGCTCGGGTATAGTTGAATCACTGGCCCGATAGTCGGGCCAGACCTAGAAAGGAGAATTGCTATGCCAAACTGGTGCGCCAACACTCTCAGGATCACCCCGACCACGGATAAGGCTCGGGCCCTGCTGCCGCAAATTGCGGAGGCCTTCGCTGCCGAAAACCTGCCGCAGTGGCAGTCGGCTTTTCAGTTTATCCACCCAATGCCCGAGGCCCTTAAGGGGACCAGTGCTCCCAGCGATTCTCCCAATTGGTATGACTGGTGCGTCGCCAATTGGGGGACAAAATGGAGTGAGTCGCATGTGGTGGTGGTGCAGTCCACGGCCAACGAATTACAGGTATGCTTTGACACTGCGTGGTCTCCGCCCATCGGAATTTATTACCAACTGCTCGAACTGGGGTTCGATGTAACGGCCACCTATGCAGAGCAGGGCATGGGGTATGCTGGATATTGGCACAATGGAGACGACCACGAATTGTCGCTATCCGGGCTCAACGAGCCCGGGCCCGATGATGAATGGCCCGATGACTACGAGGTGCTCAAAAAGGCATTCGCAGGGACTGGCGTCACAAGGGACCTCTACCCGGCCCACCTCGGCGGATAACTAATCGGGGCCGAGGCCCCGATTAAAAAATACAATTGGCCCGTGGGCCACGGACCTCGGTTATAATGTGGTCTGCTGCAGCGGCCGCTGCAGCTAAACCCTTAGAAAGGATAGAGATCATGGACCAATCTGAAATGCTTACCCTGCTCGGCGGACTGTATGACAAGCTTGTCAGCGATGTCGCCCAGCGGGTCCAGACCGAACTGGCTGGCAAAGTCACCGA